TTCAAATTGGACGATAACCCGTTCTTATCGAAAGATTTCGTCGAAGCCTTGAAGAAAGAATATACCGGAGTCTGGTATGACCGATACATTGACGGGAAATGGGTCCTTGCCGACGGAATCATCTACGACATGTTTGACGAGCAGATTCATGTGATCGACCGCGTTCCTGAACGTATCCGCCACTATTATGTTGCGGCTGATTATGGAACGACCAATCCAACCGCATTTGGGCTATACGGGCTCGGAGTATCGGGGACCGTGTATAAGGTCAAAGAATATTACTGGGACCCGTCAGTTAGAGGTAGACAGAAGACCGATTCCGATTTCTCCGCCGCAATGGGTGCGTTTCTCGGAAACGTCGTTCCACGGGCGATTATTGTCGACCCGAGCGCCGAATCATTCCAACTCCAATTGAAGAGAGACAGGTTTAGGAACGTGATAAACGCGAACAACAGTGTCCTCGACGGTATCCGGACACAGGGGCGCATGTTATCCACGGGACGGTATAAAATTCTATCCCGCTGCAAACAGACAATTGCGGATTATGGCGCGTATGTTTGGGATTCCAAAGCACAAGAACGCGGGGATGATAAACCCGTCGAGAAATTTGACCATACCAAGGACGAAGAACGTTATTTGCTGCATACGCTGTTTGGCACAGAGCAATCCGTCAGAACGATGAGTAAACGCGGTCTTGGGTTATGATTTGGGATTGTGTTACTCCATCACACTCTCACCCTGTGGAGTAACACCGGAAAATCCCCGCACAATTTTCTGGATTAACGGTCTAAAGTCTGCACAAAACGATGCAGGTAGCGGCGGATCTCTTTGCCGCTGGTATGGTCCATCATTGGAGCGCGTTTCACTGTTGTAGCCACACTATGACTGCCTGGTTTGAAACAGTGACACGCCAACCATGCCCAAAAAATTACTGACAGGAAAATCTCTGCAATCTGCGGGAGATAGCATTTCTCTCCAATCTCGGTGTATTGCTGGGTTCGGTTCGCGATACCATCATCCAGAATTGGGGAAAGCGTTCGAAAAGTATCACCCGAATCGGAGAACCCGACCGGTTACCAGTGACCCGGTATGTCGGGTATCCACCCACGGGGATTGATGCGGATTTGTGTTATCTCATCATACTTTATCTGTGGTGAGTAACACCGAGAATTTCAAACCCGTCTCACCCGAGGTCTGGGCTAAACCGAGTGCTAAACGATGCAGGTAATGGCGGATCTTTACATCGCTGGTATGAATATATCTCGGATGGTTAAACTCGTTCAAAACACCGGGAGAACGGTCTGGATGGAAATCATGGTTAACTCGGAGCCGTCAAAAAATTACTGAAGGTGTAATGGATGAAATTGTGAAAGTGGTAACTGCGGTTTGCCCGCAGTTACTGGTGAGAGAACCAACACTCGCTGATATTGTGCCGGAGAGGCGAACCGGCATACATTGTTCTACCCAAGAACTTAAATATATTCCGTTTCTTGGCCGATGCGCCTGTTAAAAGAACCCGAAACTGAAGAACACATTGAAGCGGGGCTAATTTCGAATGATACTCTTAAATACCCGCAGTTCTGATAAATATATCAGGAGCCGTGAGAATGAGCCGTTCGCTTCTATACCTTTCCGGGCCGTATACGGGAAACAATACCCATTCTACCGAAGAAAACATCAAAATTGCAAAAGAATACGCGCTTCTCGCATGGAAGAATGGGTGGGCCGCCGTGACCCCGCATCTCAATACGGCAGGTTTTGAAGAACTTACTGATATGTTGACCCATGCTGACTGGGTTGACGGATATCTGGCGATTCTGTCCAGGTTGGACCCAAACCATGATGCGGTATTGATGTTGCCCCGGTGGAACGAAAGTAAAGGGGCGGTATTGGAATTGAGAACCGCCTTGGAGCGCGGTATCCGGGTATTTTACGCAATTGACTTTTATATGGATGTTCCCGACCCTGCCCAATTTGAAAGAAAACCGTAAGGAAATGATGTAAATGCCTGATTTAACGATAACTACAACCACAATCCAGAAACACATCGAACGCCACCCGGTTCAGAGATACAACACCTTGATGGATTATTATCGGGGTGAGCACCCGACAATATTGAATCGACCGGCTTTACCCGCGCCAAAACCAGATAACCGGATGATAGCCAATTTCCCCGGATACATCGTCGATGTGAATTTGGGGTATTTCATGGGTGTTCCGGTCAGATATTCGTCCAAAACCGATGATACCAAATTTTCAGAGGTATTGAAAGATATTTTCGAATATAATGTCGAGAGCGATGAAAACGTCGAATTAGCAAAATCAATGGGAATTAAAGGCCATACCTTCGAACTCTTGTATATTGACGACGATAAACGGGTTCGATTCGATGTTATTGACCCAGACGGCCTGATTATGGTATACGACTCGTTTATCACGCCGACCCCACTATATGCTATCCGATTTTGGGAAGAAGAAACGGCTGATTTAAACGGGAAAATGTTCTATGCCGAAGTATATACCGCTGAGAAAGTTTTCCGGTATTCGGGGAAGAACGCCCGGGATATAGTCCTGATTGAAGAACTGGATCATCCGTTTGGCGATGTTCCTATCGTTGAATTCATGAATAACGATGAGAGACAGGGCGATTTTGAAAAAGTTCTGTCCTTGATTGATGCGTATGACAAAAGTCAGTCTGATACGGCGAATGATTTCGAGTATTTCAGCGATGCTTACCTGAAAATCAAAGGAATGATGGGAACCGATGAAGAAACGATTGGAGAGATGAAGAAGAACCGGGTAATCCTCGTCACGGGAGAAGGCGATGCAGATTGGTTAATTAAACAAATCAACGATGCTGCACTTGAGAACTATAAAACCCGCTTGGAGAAAGATATTCACAAACTGTCAAAAGTCCCGAATTTAACCGATGAAGCGTTTGCCGGGAACCTTTCCGGTATTGCGCTGCGCTACAAACTGTGGGGGCTGGAACAAAACACCGCTCAAAAAGAACGGAAATTCAAACGCGGTCTCCAACGCCGGATCAAACTTATTGCCAACTACTATAGAGCGTTTAACGAACACTTCGATTGGCGCGACATTGAAATCACGTTTACCCGGAACATCCCCGAGAATATCCTGGATATCAGCCAGGTCGTCATGGGCCTGAAAGGTATTCTCAGCGATGAGACAATCATCGGTCACCACCCGTGGGTTTCTGATGTTGAAGATGAAATGGCCCGGATTGAAAAAGAGAACGAAGGGAAAATCGATTTATCAGGTTACCTGGATGATTTGAGGGAACCGGAACAAGATACCGCGCCCATTGGGGAGGATCAAGTATGATTCCCCAATTCCGTCTCTATTTCAAAACCATGGCTCTTCTGGATTTCATTGAACCCGAATTAGACCAACTCCCGGAATTTTTCGAATTCCAGTCCATTGAAATCGGGGTGCCGCCCATTCAACGGTTGGACCCAACAGACCCCGTTATCAGTGATTTCCCGTTCCCGATTACCGAGGGTGATGTGTATGTGTTCGATGATGATATCACGGCTCACGCGGTCGGTCTTGCGTCTTACCTGCGGGTCTCGGTAAGGGTTCGCCCCGAGGATACCCTGGATGTGGTCTTGATGCGGCTTTGGCACGAACTTCTTCACGCAGTCGGCCAACCCGCTGATGATATGGCCAGTTTCCTGGATGATTGGGCGACCCCATTTGAACATGTATTGTGGGTGATCTGGCCGTGGTTCATGGGTTCTAGGGATGTTCCTTTCTGGCATAGACGATTCTACCGTTGGTTGACAACCTGTGCGGAAGCACGTTGGGGATAGTTGATATGGTGTCGAAATCCGTCCCGTTGTATAAAGTCCGGCAAGAAGCAAAAGCGTTAGCCATACTTGCAACCGACCGCATTGGTGCAAACTATGCCGAGATGCTGTATGATATCCGGGAAGAATTGGGGAAGGTGTATCAGGAACACGGTAATCTTGACGGCGGGATGACGTTTTCAAACCTTGCTAAACACGGGTTGATTGATAAAATAAATAAGGATATTGAAACAATCATCAAAAAACGGACAAAGGAAGCGGCACTTGAGATACGTAATTGTTTGAGAAAAACAGTTGCTTCGAGTCATGACTTGACGAAACTGGCGTTAGAACAAGAAGCCAATAAGAAAATTCGGGGAATCCTGAAACCCGAGATAGTTAACGCAATCGTGCAAAATCCCATATCGGGATTGAAATTGGACGAACGCCTTGCAACGAACCGGGTATTCACGGTTTCTACGATAAAGGAAGAGATTAACCGAGGGCTGATTCAAGGGAAACGGTATAAAGACATCGCTAAACAAATAGAACACAAGACCGAGATGGAAGCGTTTAAAGCCGTTCGTATCGTCCGAACCGAATCTCATCGCTGCCTTGAGGCGGGTAAATATGAATCTATCACCAATGCGTCGAAACAAGGGGTAAACCTGCGGAAATGGTGGCGCAATGGGGACGATGAACGGGTCCGGCCTGGCCATAATTACATGGGCGATAAATACAGCCGTGACAAAGCAATCCCGTTCGATGAAGATTTCGTGAACGAAAAGACCGGTGGAAAAGGACCGCACCCCGGGGCCCTAGGAACGGCCGAAGACGACATCAATTGCCGGTGCGTAATGATGGTTGAAATCATCACCGACCCAGATCCAGAGGAAGAACAAGGAATCAATAAACAACTGAAAAAACAGCGAGAAGACCTTGAAGCGGGGAAAGCAGCGAAAGAAGAAGCGAAATTGAAAAAGGCCGATATTGAACAAAAGAAACTGAAAGTCACGATTGAAGAACTGAAACTGAGGAAGGTTAAGGCAGAC